GAGCGACGATCCGCGCTTCACACAGGACCCTGGCTCGACGGCGTTCGCGACCGAGGAAGAGTGGCGCGAGTACGAGCGTGCGTGGCAGCTCGAGCACAAAGCGATCCTGCGCGCCTACGGACAAACGCCTGACGGCGAGGAGCCTGAGGACGACGAGGACGACCTGGACGATTACGACCACCTATTCGAGGACCTGTGATGCAGCAACTGGTTGGCGTTGGCGCTGACGTGATGGCCCCGCACCCGAACGGTGGGCGGCCGGTGCTCAAGACCGCGCGCATTCTGCTGATCATGCCTGAGCTGGCGATTGTCGAATACTACGAGGACGGGATGCGGCATTGCTTGCCGAAGAACCAACTCAGGGCACCCTTCAAAGCACAGGACGTGAGCCATGCCTTGGTCAGCAAGTAACGCCAAGGAATTCACGTCGAAGGCTGACACTCCGAAGAAGCAGAGAGCTTGGGCCGCGGCTGCCAACGCTGCGCTGGCCAAGCACGGCTCCGACTCCAAGGCGATCCGGATCGCCAATGCCACGGTGGCCAACATGAGCAATGACGCACGTAGGCGCAGGAGCGGGCAGTCACGTGACAAGTTCGGGCGCGAGCTGACCTCCTGGGAGGAGTTCGCGGAGGAGGAGTTGGACGCCATGCCGTTGTTCAAGCAGCCGCTGGTAGTGATTATGGACGCTCCCGCGCCGACAACGCGCATGATGTACGACGCGGTCAAGCTCGACGACAAAGCGCAGGTCTCGTTTACGGCAGACGGCTACTTAAAAGCGCAGCCGCGCATCGCGCGCACAGGGCTCCAGAAGTACCTCGGGAAGGAGTGCGGCCGACCGGAGATGGACACCGTGATGGTGTACCGGCCGGAAAGCAGTGTCTTCCACAACGACGCGATGCACAGCTACTCGCATCTGCCTGTGACGATCGACCATCCACGCTCGATGGTGAACGCGGACAGCTGGCGCAAGCACGCTGTGGGCGAGACGGGCGACGAGGTCGTGCGCGACGGCGGCTCAGTGCGCGTTCCAATGATGCTGCGCGACAGCAAGGCAATCGAGCTGGTCAAGAGCGGCAAGCGGCAGCTCTCGGTTGGCTACGCGTGCGACCTGCAATGGCAGGACGGCTACACCGCAGACGGCGAGCACTACGACGCCGTGCAGACCAACATCCGGGGCAACCACTTGGCCATCGTCACGGAAGCGCGCGGTGGGCCACTTCTTACAATAGGAGACGAAGCGATGACCGAACTTCGGACTGTGATGATCGACGGGCTGCCCTGCCAGATGAGCGACAAGGACGCAGCGATCGTGCAGCGCACGATCCAGAACCTCACCGACGCATTCGAGGCGTTCAAGAAAAAGGCCGCCGACGACGAGGATGAGACCGATAAGAAATGCGACGCGATGGCCAAGGACCTCGCCAGCAAGGACACTGAGGTCAAGACCAAGGACGCGTTGATCCTCACGCTGCAGACCCAGCTCAAGGACGCGCAGGACCCGGCCAAGCTCGACGCCCAGCTCGTCGCCCGCGACCACGTGCGCAGCAAGGCGATGGCGGTCATGGGCCCGACCTTCAAGACGGACGGCCGCAAGATCGAGGACGTCATGCGCGAAGTGGTAACCGCAAAGTCTGGCGTAGGCGACGCGGCGAAGGCCTGGGGCGATCCCGAGGTGAAGGCCGTGTTCGACCACCTCACTGCCGGCCTGCAAGGCGCTCCGCGCGATCCGATCCGCGACGCCAGTCATGCGTTCGCCGGTGCGCCACCGCTCAACATGCAGGGTGCACAAGCTGTCCGAGACGCGGCCTACAACGAGATGGTCAAGGACATGGAAAACGCCTGGAAACCAAAGCCGGCGGCCGTCGCGTCCTAAGCAGCGCGGCGCTTTCGGGTGCCGTGTAGGACCTTGTCCGCCTCGTTCTCTTTCGGCGTCGCCCAGCGCACATGTTGAGGGGCAATGCAAGCGAGGTGGCCCTTACCGCAAGAATGGGCCACCTCGTGGATCAGTGACGGAGCCGGACCATGTACTCGCTGGCAGATGTAGCGGTGGACGTACTGATCTTCTCCGTTAATCCGCGCTCGCGCGTAACCCTTCCCTGCCTTGCTCTTAAACGGCCAGAGCAGACAGCCGTCTCGGTGTGAGAGTGCCGCTTCGATGAAGCGCAAGACTTCCTCGGTGTGGTTGTGGTTCGGATCGCCGTAGCGCCTCCAGCGCTGGTAATGCCTTCGGCAAAAACCGTGGCAATAGAACTTCTCGCTGCAGCCTTCGACTGAGCAGCCATCCCCGCCGTCCGGGTGCGTGATGTTCTGCTTGCGCAGGACCACCAGCGGATTGCCGTGCCTAACCCAACGCTGATGGTGCATGTGGCAAAGACCGTTCGAGCGAACGGGATTCTTGCAGCCACGAACTGAGCACGTCGGCATCGCGTCTTCCTCTCTCTTTACCGGGGCATCCCTACACAGTTACGCAAAGGAGCTAAAGCTATGTCAACTGTGGTCCAGACGGCCTATCCCGTTCAAATGCGTCCTGGGCTTGAGGGCATGATCTCCGACATGTCCCCGAGCGCTGTGCTGACTCACGTGGTTGAAACCGCTGCAGGCATCACGTTCGGCAAGGCCTGCTCGTGGGGCACCGGACCGAAAGGTGCCATCCTCGGCGGCCCCAACTTCATCGGCCTGTCCGTGCGCGACATCACGTTGGTAGGTGCCAACGTTGATCCGCAGAGCTCGGCACAGAACCCGCTCGACTCCTACGGCTACCGCACCAACATCTCGTTGATGACGCGCGGTCATATGTGGGTGCTGCCGCAGGACATCGTGTTGCCCGGCGAGGCGGTCTACTACGACGAGACCATCGGCAAGCTCGGCAACGCCGCTGGTGGTCTCAATGCGTCGGGCTGGGTCAAGTTCGCTGCCAATCCAGCGGCGGGCTCCACGCTGGTGATCAACGGTGCCACGCTGACATTTGTGGCGACGGGCGCGACCGGCGATCAAGCCAATATCGGTGCCACCCTCAACGACACGTTGGTCAACGCCGTGAAGGCGATGAACGACTCTGCGACTGCGGGCTTTGCTGCATTGCAGTTCGCGACCGATCCCGCGCAACCGCTTGGCGGTAGCGGCGGTTCCGACACCATTCTGATCTCGTCAGTGGCGGCAGGGACTGCGGGCAACGCGCTCGCAATCACCTCCGGCCCCACGGGCATGACGAAGTCGGGTGCCACGCTGACGGGCGGCACTGCCGCGGCAACGCTGATCAATGGCGCTAAGTGGCGTCTGGCGGCAATGCCGGGACAGCTCGCTGTCGTCAGCCTCGGCATCCAGTATTAACCGTGCCCTAGGGCTGAGAGGAGCGATCACAATGCTGAGCAATTTTTACACCGCAGACGCGCAACAGCAGGCCCTCGGCTTTCTGATCGCGCAGACGACCTACATCGAGCCGGGCGTCTACAGAATGAAGTATCCCGAACTCAATTATCGGGAGCTGGTGCCGATCGACACGAGCGCACCGGAATGGGCGAAGAGCATCACGTTCTTCTCGGTCGACCAAGTCGGCAAGGCGGACTGGTTCTCGCACCTGGCGCACGACGTGCCGCTCGCCGACATCACCCGCGACAAATTCGAGATGGCGATCGAGATGGCCGCGGTGGGCTATCGTTACACCACCGAGGAGCTGCAACAGGCGATGATGGTCCCGAACGTGAACTTGGGACCGGAGCGCGCGGCCGCTGCGAAGCGTGCGGCGGAGGAGTTCATTCACTTCACCGCGTTGTACGGCGCGGCGGCAAAGAACTGGTTCGGGCTGATCAACCACCCGGCACCGACCGTGATCAACACGGCGCAGACGTGGGCCTATCGGGTCGCGAACAACCAAATCCCGATGATCATGCAGGACGTCAACGGCGTGCTCGCCAATGTGTGGCAATCGTCGTCCGGCGTCGAGATCGCGGACACGCTGCTGCTGCCGATGACGCAGCTCAACGTGCTCACGACCACTGCAATGCCGAACACCACCATGACCCTCATGCAATGGGTCGAAAAGTACAACATGTACACGCAAGAGGCCAAAGCGCCTCTGACGATCCGCGCCGTGCGCGGGTTGGAAACGGCAGGTGCAGCTGGTCAGCCGCGTATGATCGCGTACAAGAAAGACCCCGAAGTAATAAAAATGCATGTGCCCATGCCGCATCGCTTCCTCGAAGTGATGAGGACGGGGCCCATGATTTTCGACGTGCCAGGAATTTTTAGGCTTGCCGGGCTAGAGATTCGGCGGCCAGGGGCCATGCGCTACTTGGACGGGATTTGAGGCAACTCGAATCAAAATGGAAAGGCTGAGGCAATGACGGTATATTAGCGGGACCGGGCCACGCTTGCAACGTGGGTCCGGCCCCTCACCACCCGAGCGTAGGAGGCTCGAATGGCTAAGCGAGTATACCGCAAGACGTACCGCGCGCACGGCGACCTGCCGGCCTTCCTAGAAAAAGCCTGCGCGTACCAAGGCGATGAATGCCTGCTGTGGCCCTATGGCAGAACCGCCAAAGGCTACGCCAGGATCGGAGCGAAGAACTTCGGCACCGTCCTAGTCGCTCGCATCGTGTGCAAGCGCGTCCACGGCGAGCCGCCAACACCGAAACATGACTCCGCGCACTCCTGTGGCAACGGCCATCTCGGCTGCGTCACGCCGAAGCATATTCGCTGGGCAACCAGGAGCGAGAACTACGCGGATTCGGTGGAGCACGGCACAGCGTCGCGCGGCGAGCGCAATGGTCGCGCAAAGCTGACGTGGAAACTGGTCGAGCAAATACGGAAGTCCCGAGGATCGCAGCGATTGCTCGCTGCCAAGTTCAACGTCGATCAACGAACGGTGGGGAGGATTCTCCGCCGCGAAATATGGAGAGAGCCTAATGGCTGACGTGCCGTTCAACCCGAACATGCACCCGGTACCGCAGAAGCAGAACCTAGTGCGTCCGCCGCCGCCCGACCATCCGTACTTCGCACCGATGCGTCCGGAGCCGAGCTGGGAGCGGCTGCAGGAGCCGTCCTCGCGCGTCAAGGTGACGAACACCTCGGAGAACGGCCAGATACATGTCGTGATTGATCGCTTCATGGTCGGCCACGAGCTGCGGGGTGGGCAGAGCGTCGAGATCGAGATGATCAACGACGAGATCGCCCGGTTCCAGGAGATGCGGCGGCCCGACCGGTATTACCCGGTGATCGACCCGGCCAAGCCCGGCCGGCCGAAGCCCTTGCACCCGATCAAGATCGAGGGCGTGGGCTCCATGATCGAGGGGGCGGCCGAGCGCTACGACGAGCGCCAGCGGGCGCTATTTGCCGAGCGTGAGGCGGCGCGCGCGCAAGCGATGGCGGTGCCGAAGGGCAAGGGCAAGGGCTAATGGCCTCGGGCGCGGACATCGCTGCGTTCAGGATTGCGATCCCTGAGTTCGCGTCGATGACCGATCCGCAGCTCTCGAACGCGCTTGACGAGACCGATATGTGGCTGGAGGCGGGCTTGTGGCATCCGCCCGACTTTGTGTGGGCGCGGTGGTACTTGACCGCGCACAACATCAAGATGTCGCTCGGCATCGGCGGCGCAGTGGCCGGCGGTTCGGGCGGCAGCAGCGAGATCAGCTCCGACCTGTTCGTGCGGATGGTGGCGTTCGGCGAGCGGCGCGTCATGTTCGGCGAGCGCAAGGTGTCCACCACGGAGGGCCAGATCACCGGCCCCGGCGCGGCGGAGTTCGACGACACCATTTACGGCCAGAAGTTTTTAAGGTTGCGGAGTCGAAATATACCGCCGATCCTCACGGTATAGTAGCGGAGCCGACTCGCGTTGAAGCGCGAACCGGCCCCTGACCACAACGAGCATTGGAGGCTCGACATGGCTAAGAAGATCGTATTGCTGCGCCGGTTCTACGTCTACGGGATCAAGGTGGACGGCATCGTCCGGTACGTCGGCAAGGGCTGCAATGGCCGCATCTACGCGCACGTGGTCGAAGCCAAGAGCGGCAACCACTGCAACGAACAACTGAGCGCGGCGCTGCGAGACGGACGCGGCATCGAATACATCCTCTTCCGCGACGACCTGGACGAGCGCGGAGCGTTCAAGCTGGAAGCGGCTATGATCGCGAAGCACAAGGACCTTTGGAATAAACCGTTTCACGCCGCGCATGCGCTCAAGTCGCGCTGGCTCGATCCGGCGGCGCGCGCGAAGCACAGCGCAGCGATCAAGGCGAAGTGGCAAGACAGTGACTTTCGCGAGAGCACGAGGGCGAACATGAGGGAGGCGGCGAAGGTTCGCCCGCGCACGACACGCGGACAGTGGGGCTGAGCCATGGTGTTCTGGCGCGGCCCGCAGGTGATGATGGACAGCATCGTCGACGACTTCTTCGCTGAGCCGATGCGGTACGTTCCATGGGGCCCGGTGGGGATCGACGACGACGGGCAACCCGATCCAGCTCGACCGCCGTTGGACACGCGAGCGGCGCTCGTCATGCCGGGCGCGGCAGCATCGGGCGAGGCGGGTTCGGGCGCGCAGGGCATGACGGCAACATACTTGGACACGACGACGTGGTTCTCGATCACCGAGTACAACCTGCTGCCGTACAAGCTGAGCGACCTTCAGCAAGGCGACCGGGTGTATTTTCCCGACCGCAACGAGTGGTACATGATCGACCACCCAATGCCGTCGAAGACAGGACGGCCACAGGTTTACGTTTCGCGGATTCAAGAGAGCACGCTGTGATGGCGCAGTTGTTCGGCGCGTTCTACTGGAGCAAGGCCGACTACGACGCGATCATGGCCAAGTTGGATCAGGTCCTTTTCAACCAAACCAAACCGAGCAAGAGCGAGGAAAAGATCATGAGCGCGTTGGACGATCTGAAGGCGCAAGTTGAGATGAACACCAACTTGGAGCAGTCGGGGATTCAGTTGATCCAGGGCATCGCCCGCCAGTTGGAGGAGGCGAACAACTCGGGCGACAACGCGGCGATCCAGGTGTTGACCCAGCAGTTGCAGTCGAGCGCTGCCGCGTTGAGCGCTGCCATCGCTGCCAACACTGAAGTGACGCCTGTCACGTGAGCCTGCTGCGTCCGATCATCAGGAGCTGCGCCGTCGCCGCGCTCCGGGATCGGACGTGGGCCGGAGCCAACGTGTTCGACTCCGATTTGCAGTCGATGGCCGAGGCGATTCAAGGCAAGGCCGACAAGCCATACATAGTCGTCTATACGGACACTGACGACAGAACTCCTGCCTCGATGGCCGAGATGTATTCGGGCATCGGCCGCAAGATGCAGCTCGCAATCGAAATGGGCGTTGCGTCAGCTGTCGCGCTTCCGAACACCGAAGAAATCAGCGTGCGGTTTTCCGCTACGGACGAAGGCCTCGAATGGGCCTGCGACGTGATGGACGGCCAGATTATGGCCGCGTTGTGGGGCGACCCGGATTCGGTGTGGGGAGAGCTGTTGAAGCGGTTTGCGCCGCGCGTGTTGCGCGTACCGTCCCGGCGCGGCGGTCAGGGTTCTGGCGTTAAGTTCGCCGCGAGGCGCACAGTGTACGAGCTCCAAACGATCTATGAGATCGCGCCCGGTGTAGTGCCGCCGGACGTTCACCCGGTGCACGATTTCATCCGATTGGGCAAATCGAGCCTTGCGCCGGTCAACGTCGCCGATCGTGCGCGGACAGTGGAGAAGCTGATCGTGGAGAGCGACCCGCATTCCGCTTGGCTGATCGCCGCTGCGTACATTGGCGGCTCGCGGCAGTCGATCAAGAACATCCAGCCGGACGGTGTGCCGCCTCCGTGGGGCGAACCGGGCGTAGAGCTCAACGTCGAGCAGCCGCCGCTGGAAGAGATGGGGATGCATGAGCGCATCTATGACCTTGAGAAGCTAGACCTCGTGGACGACAACCCGTTCGAGTTGCCTGCGCCGTACGACGTGACAGTTGGGCGGCCGCAGTTCTCGGTGCCGAAGGTGACGCGGATTCCATGATCCCGACCTACAAGGTCGACGCCGAGGACATGCTCAACTGGGCGCGGTACATCGAGGAAATACCAAAGGTGACGAACGCTGCGATCGCGCGCGGGCTCAACACCTACGGCGATGGCGTGTTGGAAAGGACTGCGGCCAAGATTGCCGACAAGGCCGACCTGCAAGTCCACGAGGTAATGGCGACCATCGTTGTCACGCGCGCGACGCCGCGCAGGCTCGAATGGTCGATGGATGCAAGTGGAATCCTGCCACCATCGGGAGACTGGTCGCGGCCGTGGGCAACACGCGATCAGAACCAGTTCGACAAGCAGGTGCTCGTCAACATCACGACGATGCACGACAGGTTCTCGTGCGAAGTGTGTGAACAGGCGGCTGCGTCTGGGCCATACACGATGGCCGACATCGACACGATGGTGGCGAAGTGGAAGAACTTTGAGCCAGCAACTGGGCCAGCTCCGGGCTTCCGCACCAACCTGATCCATCCGAACTGCCGCTGTGTGCTGACGCCGTTCGCCAACAAGCGGCGGTTGCGAGTGACGTTCGGAGCTGGCGAACAGGAGATGTACACGGCCAAGGGTCTTGCGGACGCCATTGCCGGCGAGCTGAAGGTTTCGATCAAGGCGGTGAAGAAGAGGGCAAAATGACGAGTCCTTACCAGCGGCTGTTGCAGCGGTCTGCGGAGGCGAACCGCAACAATGGCGTAGAGACCAACCGGCAATGCACGATCAAGGAGGTCAAGGAAGAAGGCGGCGAGCGCAAGGTGCGCTGCATCATGGGCATCCGGCCGGACGGCTCGGAGTGGTTGAGCCCGTGGATGAGCACGCAGGAACAGCGCAGCGGCCAGGAGCGCTCGCAGTCATCGCTCAAACCGGGACAGAACGGCGTCATCCAGGGCTCGTTCCGGCAGGGCACGTTTTCGGCGCAAGGCGAGGCTGATCACGCGCCACAGCCAAAGCACGCGCCGCAGACCAATGGACCGTCACAGTCGGTGGGCAAGAAGTTTCGTTCCGCCACGCACGGCGGAGAGGACGAGCAGCAGCAGGGCAGCGGCGGTAGTGGCGGCAATCAGGGCAGCAGCGGCGGCGGCCAACAGCAGAAGCAGGAGAAGGAGCACTACTGGACCAACTACCTCGTCAAGGAAGACGAGAAGCTGGAGAAGTGGACGCCGCAATCGGGCAAGTCCCAGACCAGCAGCGGCTCTCAGGGCGGCGCCGGAGGCGGTGGCCTCAACCCAAAAGGCGGCCAGCAGCAGGGCAAGCAGGGCGAGCAGAAAAAAGAAGAGAAGGCGATGGCCGTCTCGATGCACGAGAAGATGGGCCACACGGCCAAGATCGGCGACGGCGACAGCGCGGTTCGCTACGCCGCGCACGAGAAGGGCGCCAAGATCAGGGCAGGGAAGGACAACTACTTCGTGTCCGAGAAGGACAAAAAGAACCTGATCAAGTCGAAGATCGACAACTACGTCCACGCCAAGGACGGCCAGAACTACGTCAACAAACCGTGGGTCATCAAAGACTCGCCGGACGATCCGGTCCCGAATCACGACGAGGCATAGGAGCTTGCCATGGTAGGAGTTTCAAACCGCATCATGCATCTGGTGAAGCAGGCCGGCGTGCCTGCCGCGCCGTTGCTCGAGTACGAAGTGCTTGACCCGCACCACGAGCCCGACCTGAACGGCGAGCTTGCCGGCGGCAAGGTCTACAAGAAGTCTGGCAAGGAGTTCGTTAAGCTGACCGAGGATCAGGCACGGTTTTACCTCGACAGCGGCTCGATCAAGAAGGTTGAGGCGGCACCGGACGCGCAGGCGCAGGCCGCTCCGAAGAAGAAGTAGCAGCTCGCCATGACGCTCCCGGCCGACCTCGCCGGCGGCTACCTGCCGCAGCCCGGCGAAATACGGGCGGAGAACGAGCAGGCCTCGCGCTATTACCGTGTCGTCAACGCGATCTGGCCGGACCTACTCAACCAGAAAAGCATCATCGCGCCGGTCCGCAACGGCGTGAACCGCGAAACCGGCATGCTGATGCAGGGCTGGGATCACGTCGAGCAATCGATGAAAGTGATCTTCGCCACTGGTTTCCATGAGCGCATCTTGCGGCGGTGGGTGGGCTCCTACGTCCCTCACATCCTGGGCGAGATCGCGGTGCCGCGGATCATCACGCGCTTCCACTGGGCGATGGCAGAAAGCATCGAGCTGTGGGAACCGAACTACCGCATCCAGACGGTGTTCTTCATGGACACCGCGATCGAGCAATGGCAGCCGACCGAGACGTTCGACGTGGCGGGGGAGTTCAGGCTCGGCCACGTGTTCTTCCGCACCGAGGGCAACTACCGCCCGCGCGCTCATCTGGGTGATCCGTCGCCCTACATCCGCCGGGCCAACACGCTGCTGAGCCGTGGTGGCGAAATATGGGACCCGGCGCTCGGCGGACAGGTGAGCTGACATGGTAACCTTGGTTACCCCGACCCCGTCGCGCTTTCCGGTCATCCAGCCGGAGCTGCTGCAGCGCCCGTCGGTGTTGGAGACCATCGACACCGACAAGATCATCGACGACCGCATGCTGCGGTTCAAATTGCGTTGGGCTGAGGAAGACCCGCCAAACGCTGCACAGTACGACATAGCGCAGCTCGAGTTCGATCCGATCAAAATCCTGACGGAGAACGCGGCTTATTTCGAGCTGATGCTGCGGGACAGGGTTAACCAAGCCGCGCGCGCTGTGATGCTCGCGTTCTCGTTTGGCACTAACCTAGACGGCATTGCTTCGCGCTACCCGGGCGGCGTTCCGAGGCAACCGGGCGAGAGCGACGACAACTACCGCCGCCGCATCTGGTTGAGCCCAAACATCCTCGGCCCACATGGAACGACGGAGAGCTATGCTTTTTATGCGCTGAGCGCTTTAGGGGCGAACGTGTTGCGGGACGCGGCCGCGTTTACCACGCGCGGCACCGGTATTGTGACGATCCCGATCCTCGTCAACATCCCAACGTTGGCGCTGTCTGAGCAACAGGTGTTGTTCATTGTTCAGAAGCAGATCAAGACCGGGCTGATCGATCCACTCAAGGTGTCATTCGAGATCAATCCGGGCCCGCCGCCGATCCCTACGAACGACCAAATCCTCGAGGTCTACAAGTACATCATCGCCGACACACGCAAAGGCTTAACGGACGAGATCGTCATTGCGCGGCCGAAGGTGTACCAGACCCGCTACGACATCTCGTTGAAGACGTTCCCTGGCTACGACCTTGCTGGCGTGCTGACCAACGTTGTGACGGGGTTGATGCAGTTGGTCGAGAAGCAGCGATGGCTGGGCTACGATCACACGATCATGAACATCGACGGCGTGCTGACCGATGCTGGTGGCGTATACAACCGGGTCATCAAGCAGCCTCAAGGCGACGTCGTCGTCGGCCAGGACAGCGTAGTGTGGGTGACGCACATCGACATCACATGGACGGGCGTCGGCGAGTGAGCGTCGCGGTCCGCACTGTGATCGCGGCTTTGATCGCGGTACTGATCGCGGTCGCCATCGTGCTGCTGCTAGATCACGGCAAGTATTGTCCGGAGGACCAAGTGAGCGTGCTTAGCACTGATCGGTGGGTCTGCGTTAAAGAGGGAGGCAAGACATGACCCTGGGCCTTTGTTTCTGGATTCTGATGCTGATCTGGTTCGTGTTCGGACTGATCGTTCACTTCGGCTACATCGGACCTTACGGCGCGCTCGGCAGCACGCTCTTGCTGTTTGTGCTGTTCTTGTTGCTAGGATGGAAAGTGTTCGGCGCTCCGATCCATGGCTGAACTGTACCCGGTCGAGAACGACTACCCCGACCCGTTCGAGATTC